GACCTCGGTAACCATGATCTCTTCAGAAAGAAGGCAAGATGGTTACGCTTCCAACTGCCAGTTTTCGAACTGGCAGCAATGGAGCAAGACAACATAAGGAAAGTTTTCCTATATGGTGTCTTATGCCAAACGAGATGTGCGGGAAAACCGCCACCGTTAGGCCAGTTGCAATCGAAGGTGAAATTCCTTAAAACGGTTACAACTGAGGCAAATACCAACCCAATACGGGTTAGAATGATTGCCCAATGTATGTCGGAGGAGTTAAAAGAGCTTCCCGACTACATCTTCACTGGACTCTCGACGAAAGCGGGAGTTACAGTGTCTGGATCCGCCTCTTGGGAATACACCCAGAAGGACGGAGGAACCCTCAAAGCAGTACAAGATATATGTGCCGAGAGGGCATCCGGTATCCGAGCCAAATATTTTGACTTGGAAACAGGACTACCGCAGGGTTTCATCGACGATGATGCCTCTGAGGGAACCTACATCTTTTTCAAGTGTCTTGAGAAAGTGTTAGGTATGACAAAACAAGAACGTAGTAAAGCGATGCTTGTTATTGTCACGGAACCAGGTAAATGCCGAGCAGTTACCAAGGCCGTTACTTGTTTAAAAATCGTCTTAGACGTAATAAACAAGATCTGCTCAGTCCCTTTAGAAAAGGGATTTAGCAGCAGCAAGAGTGGAATGGGAAAATCCAACCACGCTTGGAATCTCTTTAAAGAGTTCGATACCGAACGATTTAGAGATATCCTCTTTGATATTAAAACGTATCATGAGGATAAACTTAACTGCACCAAAAGGGTAACAGTTGAGTATAACGAGGTTTTCGCAGTGTCAACGGACTACGAAACCGCGACCGACTATCTAGAGCACAAAGTAGCTCAGGTAATCGGATACATGTGGATGTCGAAATGCGGCATCCCACGTATGCTCCGGAATCTGGTATGCGAAGTGGCATTCCAGTCCCGGGAAATCCACTATTTTGGAAACTTCAAAATAGGGGAGGAAGTTGATCCACAGAGAAACATCTGGAAGATCAACACTCGTCGAGGGGTCCTCATGGGGGATCCGTTGACGAAAGTCGTTTTACACTTTGTAAATATAGTGACACGACGACTGGCGACGAGAGTCTTTCAAAAAGACTTTCTAGCCCAGGTGTTCAAAAGTCATGAGACTTACGAACACCTAAGGGAGAGACTCAACAATGAGTTGGGTATCGACCTTGATACTTTGAACGGGTGACCCCGTCGGAGTATCGGTGATGGCGCAATGAACTAGTTCGCTGGCCGCCACACCTAGCCTATTAAGGATACCATCTGGTATAACCTCTAAG